AGATTAGGAGAAACATATATTTTTGATAATGAAGCAAGGATACATAACGAGTGCCTCACCGATGTCCGTCAGAGGATAACCGGATTACTGGGAGGAAAGTAAGATGAGCGGAGGAGTCAAAATAATTATAGAAGTAGAAGGTTGCAAAGATTGCCCTATGCTAAGGGTAGATTCATACAATCAATTTAGATGTCATTTGTTTGACGCTTATTTGGGTACGGAAATCTATGATTTAATTCGGAGTGATGAATGTAGGGAAAAGTTTAAGGAGTCTAAAGGAACAACTTAAAGACGAAGGAGGAAAGTAAGATGGCAAAGAAAAAGTTAATAGGATATACTGCAAGAGAATTTTTCAACTTATGTTTAGATTATAATTGCTACGGAGAAATTTATGTACAAAATGTTTTCAAAGATACAGAAGAATATTATATGAGTAATGAACACGATGGAAAAAAACCTGTTAAAGTCCGTATCACAATCGAGGAGGTCTAATATGCTCCCATCAAGGAAAGAGATAGAGGAAGCGGTAAAAAATCTATCGGGACAGGTATCCTTCGCAGAACAGGAAGGCAACAGGGTAAAAGCAATTCATACTCTTCTCTCCCTCGCCCAAGACGTCATTGACGGCTCTATCTTTGCAAGCGAACGGGAGATGGAAGATGTTTTAGCCCAAGTCGGAAATAATTGTTATAATGAGGGCAAAGGAATATCGGATACCACTATCGCCATTGAAGTTGATAATGCGTTAAAGAAACTCTCTGGTCATATCTCTGCCCCTAAATCCGCCCTTACCAAAGAGGAGTTGATAGGGATAATCCAATCCATACTGCAAGAATGGTGCGACAATGACCAAATATCGGATGCCCATAAGGATTGGATACCGAAAGAATTATCAAAAGAGTTAGCCGACGCTATCCTCTCCTCCGGCAAAGAGGTGTGTTCTGGCGAACCAAGAAGTCTATACCAATGCAAGGGTTGCTCTGTCCGGTGCCAAGCCCTTATACCAGAAGTATGCAAATTTATACCTGATAGATGTCTTGACAGAAATATATCAAAAAACTGGGTGCCGGAATGGGAATTACTTACTGCTCACCAAAGAGGATAGAAAAAACGCTTGACAAACCAAAACGGATTAGGTAATATATGAATATGAGCAAAGAAGTAAAAGCATATTTAAGTGAGATCGGACGTAAGGGGGGTAAATCGCGTTCGGATAAAAAAACTCGGGCTTCAAGAAAGAATGGCAAACTCGGTGGTCGCCCAAAAACTACATAGAAGTTATAAGATTAAACTTTATCCCAATAGAGATAAATTCGATACCGTAAGATATACCATAAAGCGGTTTAACGATTATTCAAATATGTTCTTGGGAAGGATTTTCTTTGGACAGAATAAAATAAGCACAAGGGGTATGAGTGCGTTGGCGAATGAAGCCCTTTATAAATCTAAAAATATAGTAAGAGTTATGCGGGAAGCCCATAAAGCAACTGGTGCGAAGATGAATGTTCCCTTCGTTAAGAATATAGCTTGTTATGCCAAAATAGAAAAATCGAAGAATAGTTCATTTGATTATTGGATTGTAGTATCTAACCAATGGACAAAGGCAGAAGTAGTTAGACTTCCCGCTAAATCTCATAGAGCTTTTAATAAGGCATTAAATCAGGGGTGGAAATTTTCCTCTTTATGCGAATGTAAGATAATCAATGAGAATCTCTATGCCATTGTGTTTGTGAGTAGGGATGCGCCTAAAATAAAAAAATACAGAAAGACCATAGGTTGTGATGTCGGTATAAAACATTCTGTCGTTACTTCCGATGGGCATTTTGGCTATGGGCTATCGAAAGCAATTAAAGTCCAAAGGAATCGTCTTGCTGAAAGGCAAAGACAAGGACACAAAGCATCAAAAAATATGAAATCGTGCATTAAGCAGATTCTCGACATAGAGGCAAAGGCGTTGATTAGACGTTCTATGAGAGCCAAAGCGAAACTCGCTGTCGAGAGCCCAAAACGGCTTGCTAATCTACGAAGTGGAAATCTTCAAGGGTGGGCAAGGAGCTACTTAGCAAATCGGCTTACCATACTTGGGAAAGAATCGGGAGTTACGGTGCTTTATGTTAATCCATACCAAACCTCTATAACTTGCCCTAAGTGTGGAACAGTTGATAAGCAGAGTAGAGTGGATCGAGATACATTTTCTTGTGTTAGCTGTAAATATACAGGACACGCAGATTATGTAGCGGCTCGAAATATCGCTCAGAAGGGCACTCAATTCAGAATGAGAAAATTTTCTGGTAAGATGTCTAATCCAATTAGCCAATGAAATCGAAGGGTGAAAAAAGAAGGAGGAAAAATGAAGAAATGGTTTGTTTTTACTTTACTTAAATTAAGTGAAATAGGTTTAGTTTATCTGCTTTTTTGGAAGTTTCCCATGTGGATAGGGCATTTGGAGGAAAAATTATATGCCTCGGCGTATCCATCTCTCTATGCGGTGGAAGGTTATCCCGTATACGACCAATTTATATTTGGGATAGGGACAATTCTAATGGTGCTTACGGGCGCGGGGACAATACTATTTTTATTTATCGCCATTAAAGGAATGATAAGGGTAAATCTTAAATGGGCTGAGGAATTAACAAAGAAAAAGAAGATGAATATGGGCGAGGAATAGATGGACGACTTTTCTGCGGGAGTTGTCGTAGGGATGTTCATAGGGATAATGGTAATGATACTGGTGCTTATGGCGATGGACTTGGCTTTNAAGAAGANGGTCAAGTGGTTCGGCGGGAAGGTGGTTGATGTGGCGACCGCCATAATCATAACAGCCTTTCTCGCCATATATGTACTGAGCGTTTTAAATAAGGAGAAATACCCGGAACCCTCGAAAATACCGGCGACGGAAAAAAAACTACCGGAGATCAATTGGACGTGGGGCAAATGAAAACATTCTTTACGATAGCCTTTATGGTGATCTACGCCCTGACAATCCTATGCGTGATGGCAGTCATAGGATTGGCCGCTTTAAGCAGGGTTCTGGGTTTTATCGGCGAGAAAAGAAGAAAAAATTGGCATTTTAAAAAGTAAATTCGCGGTTAATTCTGGATGGAATGACACCGCAACCTCTGCCCGAGGTTTAATATGTTAATTGCTGAATTTGTATCTCGGCTTAAAACAAGACCACAGGAGCAAGAGTGAACACGGCAAGACAAGTCCTTCTTAACCCTTTCTCCGCATTGAGAGCATGTTTGAGAAGTGTTGTGGGGATCGACTTCGATTATTGTCCGCCCGGCACTTTCGGCCTTGACTTTCAATATGGATATGAAGTTTATCCAAGCAACATCCCTCATAGACCGATTAAGACTTCTCCATTCAGTTGTCCAACCGTTCAATTTTTCAATATAGATTGTGCCGTATTTCTTTATGAGTTTACTAGCGGTCTTATAATGAAAATCTCGTCTCTGGTTAGCGATTTTTTCGTATTTTTTCGCAACGAGTATCTTTGCTTTCTTTCTACGGTTGGAACCTTTTGCTTTAATGGAAAGCCGTTGTTGATGATAAGCCAATACATCTTGGGATTTTTTGAAGAAGCGAGGGTTCTCCATTTTAACACCGTCGGATTGTGTCAAAAAACTCTCGCAACCCATATCAATACCAATTTCCTTTTTATTTTTTCGGAGGATGGTTGGCTTAACTCCATCACAAACGAAGGATACGAACCATTGTCCTGTAGGCTTGCGGGCTATAATGACTTCTTTTATTTCTCCTTCGATAGGTCGAGAAAGTTTTATCTTAAATTTACCAAGACGCGGAACAACAATATATTTTCCTTTAATTGTCCATCCGCCTCCATTTTTTCTAAAGGTAAGAGAGTTATATCTTTCAGGTTTTTTAAATCTTGGGAAACCATTTTTACGGCTAAAGAAAAATTGATAGCTTTTATCAAGTCGTTTAATGACATTTTGAAGAACGTCAGCGTAAATTTCTTGGTATTCAGGGAAGGAATGGCGGAGTTCTGTAACTTGTCGCATTTGTTCGAATTTGGAAATGGATCGTCTATGATATTTATATGCTTTGATACGTTGTTCGAGGGCAAGGTTATAAAGAAAACGGCAGGTTTCAAGCCATTGTTCGGTCTTGGACAAGGTAAGACGATTAGCATAAATACGATACTTAAAAACTTTTTTCATTGTCATTCCATCCAAGATAATTATATAAGAAAACCGGTAAGAAGTCAAGAAAAAAGGAGAATAGATAGATGGCAAGACTGGATTTCTTAAACAAGGGAGAACGCTTCATATTAGACTGGATAGGGACGATTATCATAGCCATCGGGGGAAGCGGGCTGATATTGACCCTGTTGTTCGACCAAGTAGCGAGGCAGGAGGTAAAGACCACGTGGGGGTGGCTTCAGATATTAGGCGTCATTGTAAGCATAGGCCTGGTATTATTCGGCGGATGCGTCCATAAATATATGATGGTGATAGCGCGGATACTCGATGACTGGGTGAGAAAGTGAAGATCATAGCTTTACGCGATGAAGTTATCGTCCGTCCGCTCGAGCAGAACGTTGCAGGCCCCACTCTTCGCAAATTAGGTTTTGAAGTCATAAAGAATGCCAAAGAGAATAACCAAGGCGTAGTTGTAGCGATCGGCGCCGGCTTCAGGGACAAAGCCTTAAAAGTCGGCGATAAGATAATCTACCGCAAGAATGAAGGTGTGAGGTTCAAACTGGATGGGGAAGTATATTTGAAACTCAGGAGCCGGTGGTGCGAAGCTATTGTTGGATCGGATGAAATATGAAAAATGAAGGGTATGACACTCATTTAGATTACCCGCTGAGAGGAAGAAGATGGGGGGGGTTTCTTGCGAAAAGTTTAAACGAAACCTATCTATTTNATCCAAGTGAATGGAGGTTCAGATATGGGACAACCCGTTTTGCTAAGCCACTTTCCAAGCAAACTATCTTTCACCTTGCCCGTAACGGCCTGATCAAGAGGGTGTTATGAATATGCCCAAGGTAATCTGCCCGAGTTGTGAAAGGGATATTTTCTTCCTTGAGCGGATTCCTTTGCCCGGGGAACCGTTCGTATTCTACATCACAAGCGCGTTAGGGGATAAGATCGCCTTCGGGGCGACCCATAACACTTCTTGCCCGCTCTGTAGGGCGAAGGTGATGATCCCCTGGCAGGGCAGGGGTTTTAAGGTTTTGACGAACAAAGGAATAGTGCCAGAAATAATAAAGTGAAGGAGTCCGGGGATGGGAACCTGTCCGTATTGCCGTGAGAAGCCGCTTCTCCGTCGGACATGCGGCCGGATGAAATGCAGGATCGAGCACCATAAATACTTATGCCGGAAGTGGTGGAAATTAAACAGCCATTATTATCACAAGACTTTCTTGACAAAGAAAAGGAGATAGTGTAAGTATACACATAGGCAAAGGCGCAATTCTTTTTTTGTTGCGGGGGGCTTATGTGTAAAAAGTGGACAGCGTTAAAACGGCAATTCACNNATAGNGGATTGTCTTTTTTATTGGCTGGGAAAGTGGATGTGCGTAACTGACCTCACATACGGGGAAGAATTTTTTTATCTGACCGACACGCTTTACAGGCAAGCCCTTAAAGCGCGCTTGATTGAATTAGGCAAGGCCTTGATCCGGCCTGGGAGATACCAGACCGAGACGTTCAGCGGTATGGACGGCTTTTTGAATATGACAGGTAAACTGGCGCACAGGAGAAGGTATCGGGAATAATATGCCAAGACATAAACTGGAAACGGCAAAGAGAAGAGCGAGGGAGTTGGTAAAAGTTGTTATTAAGTCTCGCCTGAATCAGACAAGAGCCGCTAAGGTGCTTGGAGTATCCCCACAGGCAGTCCAGAAAAGAATGCATACTCCGCTTGTCGAGGATGCCTTCCGTGAATATCTTGATAGCGATGATTTAAGGCAGGAACTCAGGAAGGTTGCCAAGGAGGGATTAAAGGCTACGAAGGTAATCTCGGCTATGGTGATTGTCAAGGCCAATGCTGATGGTTCTCCCAATCCGAGCGTGAGGGAGTTGCCGGCAGATTCTAAAACTACGGATTTTATAGATGTTCCTGATTTGCATATCCGGCACAAGTTCTGGCATGATTTGTCGGTGATTGTTGGATATCTGAAAGAATCCGATGGGGGCAACAAAGTTCAAGTATTTGTCGGTTCGGATTTAATTTCCCAGATAGATGCGATTGAAAAAGGAAAGGTAAAATCCCGAGTTAATGATTAGACTATCAAATCCCGAGACTTGGACATCTGAGGAAAGACAGAAATTCCTTGTCACTATCGGCAATAAGCGTTGGAGGATGGAACATTTTTACAAGATTAAGGACAAAGAACGGCAGACAGTAAATCTCGTATTTAATCCTACTCAGATTATTTATTGGAGTAATAGGACTAATAGGGATTATATAATGAAGGCTCGTAAGATAGGTTTTTCGACGTTATGTCTCATTGACGACTTAGATGAAACCATCTGGAACCGCAATTATACCGCTTTTATAATGGCTCACCGCAGGGAAGACGTCCAGAAGCTTTTTAAGATAATCCACTTCGCATACGACCAAATGCCCGGGGGGTTCAAGCCGAAGGCCGACTACTACAACAAGAATGAGTTGTTTTTTAAGGATAGGAATTCGACTATTTATGTCGGTACTGAGGCGAGATCTGATGTCATAAACCGGCTTCATGTCTCAGAGTTCGCTTTCATTGAGGATGTAGAAAAGAAATGCGCATCCTCATTCGAGGCTGTTCCGCAAGACGGCTCCATAGTCCTTGAAACCACGCCCAACGGCATAGGAGGTTATGCCTATGAGTTATACCAGTTCGCCGCGGGATACAAGTCCAGTGGGGGAATATGCGAATTCAAGGCGCATTTCTATCCTTGGTTTTATCATACGGAATATAGCATACCCTTGTCAAATATCGAAAAAGAGATAGTTGCCGCAGGGACATTCCTGACCGAGAGAGAAGAACAGTTTAGGGTTGACCACAACTTAAATTATTCACAGATGAAATGGCGCAAGGCGAAACAGACACTGCTCCAAAACGAGTTTGCGGAACAATATCCCGAAGATGATTTATCTTGTTGGTTGGGAAGCGGAAACCCGTTTTTTGACCAGAGTGCATTGCAAAGACAGTTAATCGAGGTTGAGGCATGAGACAGCCCTCGCGAATAGGATATTTGGTTGAGGAAGACGGAGAGGTTAGGTTTATGGACGATCCGCATGGCAGTTTTCGTATATATAAAGAAAAAAAAGAGCGTTGCGTTATAGGAGCGGATGTTTCGGAAGGAATAAACGAGGACGAGAATGCCGCAGTTGTTCTAGGAGTTGACTCTAATGCCACCTTGGCCGTTTTTAACTCAAATAAGATAGATCCTGATGAGTTCGCAATATTTCTTTCGATGTTGGGTAAGTATTTTAAGTATCCATTTAATCCTCTTATCGGCGTTGAGCGCAATAGCGTCGGTTTTAGTGTAGTTTCTGATCTGCTCAAAATATACCCCACGAATTGCGTTTATTTCAATTACCGGCTTGATGAGAAGACTAAGATAAAGACCAAAAAATTCGGATGGATAACTGATGAAAAGACGCGTTATCTTATGCTCGGTTATCTCCAGAAAGAAATCCGCGAGGCTTCGACGGAATTAAACGATAAACAACTTATTCTCCAATGTATGAAATTCATCAACAAAGACGGCAAACCCCAGGCAGCCGAGGGCGAGAAAGACGATTTAGTTATGGCTAGAGCTATTGCAGGCATGATGAGAAGATATCAGCCGGCGGAACCGACAAGGGAGTTCGTGCCGGAAAGCGTGAAGGTGTACTAAAAAGGCCTTCTTTCAGTCTTGGTTATAAGCAATACATAAGTTGTTTTCTAGTTCTTTCTCGGAAACGAACTAGCCGGATAGGACGGTAAAAGTAAAATGGGTATTGACCTCATAGGACAAGGACGGGTTCATAAAGGGGATTGCGACAAGTATGCCGGTAGATATGCCGGATTGTCGAGCGATTGGGCCACGAGACGGCTGACCGATAAAGATACCCATTTTCTCATCTTGGATAACTCTTTAATCTTTACTATCCAAGTTCTTTAAAGAGCGAGACGATATACTTGTCGAGCATTACGTCCTTGCTTATAAGGACTTATTAAATGAAGATTAAAAAGAATTTAAAAAGTAGGAAGTGGTCGAAGGAAACAAGATGGGGCAAATTTCAGAATAAGCGCCTCGATATAGAGTTTAAAAAGATAGTAAGAGGTTGTTAATGTTATACTTAAAGATACTTAATAAAGTAGTTTTAAAAAGTGATAATTTGAGGAGAATTTAATGGAAAGTACCTTGCAGATGGCGGTAAATGTCTTCCTGATGGGCGTGCTCGTCGGCTATCTATTCGGCAGTGAGCACCACAGGCAGAGTGACTATACGAAAGGACTAGGGGATACCGATGGGTGATAACGGAAAGGAGTCGGAAGGCTCTGTTAAGACTGAAGAGCAGTTGGAGACCGAGCGTATCGAGGCTAAGAAGGCCCGCTTTGCCGAGAGCCCGGATAGTTTTATAGAGATAGGCGAGATTGTTGCCGCCGCCATAAGGGTAAAGGATAACGAAGGCAGGACAGCGATTAGCTACGTCAACGGCCCTGCAAGCCGTTTTGAGATAGCCTTAGTCAGGACCGAGATAGTCCGCAGGATAGACAAGCTCCTCGACCTGATGGACTTAAGGCAGGAACAGATGGAGAAGAAGCATATCATAACGGCCCATAAGCCGGGGATAAGGGATATCTTCAGGGGAAAGAGATGAAAAAGAAAAAGAAGAAGAGATACTGATGCCTCAAGCCTCCAGCGATAAACTCATCAAGGGTATGGCTAAAATCAACGCGCTTAGCGAGAAAGCTAAACCCAGGAAGGTATACTCAAGCAATCCTAAGCGCGCGCGGCTTGAACGCAGGATGAACAAGATAGGCGATAAGGTCAAAAGGGACCAGGAGTCATATAAATAATGCCTAAAGACAAGCTCGATAAGAAAGAGAAACCCGAGTCCAAAGAAACCAAGACCGTCTCGAAGATAGAGGTTGAGACCGAGAGCGATATCTTTACCGATGCCGAGAAGAAAGATATCCTTCGGATGGTCGATGATGACGTCCAGTATGGCCTCCTCATGCAGACGGATTACATCGCTCAGAAGGTAAAGGATCTGCAGCATTACCACGGGGAGAAACCCTCAAAAATAGAGAACCTTGATAAAAAGGCATGGATGTCGGACAGGAACTTGGGATTGGCCAGAGCAGTCGCCGACAGTTACCAGGCCGTCCTCCTATCAACCTGCTGGACTCCGGATTCAATAAACTTCATCGCCACAAAAACACAGGATATTGACAATCGCAACAACCAAGAGAAATTCGCAAGATGGGGCATGGGAAAGCAGGAGGCCAATGCTAAGCCCGAGGTCGACGGCTTTATACATAACAGGGTAGTTGTAGGGTTCTCATGCTTTAAGATCTACAAGAAGACTTGGGAGGAATGGGTCGACAAGAGGATACCTGTAAAGGGGACAGCAGGAAAGAATGCCGGAAAGACGATAAAGTGGGATATAAAGACCGAGAAGGTCAAGATGGAGAAAGGCATAATAGAGAATATCGTGAATATAGATGATGTCCTCATGCCGGAATATGGAAAGAATATACAGGAACTCCCGTTCTTCATCCACGTCCTTCACTTAGACGGGGAGACTGTGTTAAGCCATATGGACAGGAAGGTCTTTAACCCGACGGATAAAAAAGAGTATAAGAAAAAACTCTTTAACCACGCCTACAGTAAATACGTGAGCGAGATCGGCGAGGAGAAGCTGAGGGAGAAAGGCATAAGCAGGGCCTCTGACGTGGGGAACCTTGATGTCCGCAGACTGCCGATACACCTGCATGAGTGGTATGGATATTACACGAAGGGCAACAGGACCGAGCGTTACCGGTTCGTAGTGGACTTGGAGAATATGGAATTCTTAAGCGGCAAGCCGGTCAGGAAGATAAACCGCTCCGGGAAGATACCTTTTGCCGGCGGGACACTGGAGAAAGAGCCGGGTAATTTAAGGGGTGACTCGTTGATGAAGATCATAGCCCCGGTCGTAAATTCCTTCAATAACGTATTCAACCAGAAGTCGGACTTCCAGTATGTAACGAACTGCCCGTCAGGGGTATATGTGCCGGATGAGGGATATACGAAACAGAGGATAGAACTTGAACCGATGCTGCTTATACCGGTAAGCGGGCCGGACGCGCAGAAGAGCGTGTATTTCCCGAATTTGCAGCGTTCAATGGCGTGGGCCGAGAGCGATATCAGGATACTCCTGGAAGTCCTGGAGCGCTTGACGGGCGCGGCCTCGTATTTCAATACGTCGCAGTTGAGGAATAAAACGCTTGGACAGGATGTGCTGGTAGACAAGCAATCAGAGACCCGCTTCGGATTATGGGTGTCGAGGATAATGGAAGATATCCAGGAAGCGATAGAGATGTGGTTCCAACTTTATCAGGATTACCCGCCGGAAAATCTTGCTGAGAGGATATTGGGCGAGGATGGAAAGCAGATATTCCGCAATCTGTCCATAGACGAGCTGCGCGGCGATGGTTCTGTCCAGATGACGCCGGATACGGTAGCCGGCTCGAAGATGTACCGCATGCAGTTGCAGATGAAGACCTTCGAGTTGGCTCAACAGATGGTATGGCTTAATCCGCAGATAAATGCCCGCGGTAATTGGAAACTTTGCGCGGATACCTTAAAAGAACTCAGAGGATATACTGATGATGAGACAATACGTTACCTCGGCCCTGAACCGAAGTCCGGCTTCGATGAGTCGGAATTAAACAATGAATGGACACGTTTTACGAGGGGCGAGGATTTTGAGCCGCCGGAAGGGATAACCGGACTTGCCTTACAGCACCTCGAAGGCCATCAGAAACAGAAGGATGACCCCGAGAAATACGGTAAGCTCGCCGAGGAATACAAGCCGAACTTCGACGCCCACTATTTTAAGACCCTGGCTAATGTGATGAAGTTCATGAGAAACGTCCAGCAGGAAGCGATGGCTAACAGGATGGCTATGGGCGAGATAATGCAGAACGAGCAGATGGGGACTATGCCGCCAAGACCCGCCGCGGCGGCGAAACCTGAGATAACCATACCCGCACAGGAGGCGCCGGTTGCCTGAAAATAATAGGGAAATAGCGGAACTCCAGAGCATAGTCACGTCAAAGTTATTACTTGACGAGTTAAATAAGCATAAGGCGTACCTGCAGAAGGATGTTAACAAATTCGTAAAGGCGCAGAATTTAATCGAGGCCTTTGCCGCCTTGGCAAAATTGGAGGATTTCGATAACGTGATAAGGCTGCTCATCAAGCGTATTGATGAGCTAAAAAAAGGAGAGCAAGATGGCGGATGAAGTCAGGAAAGAAAAAGGTGTTTTTATCCCGAAAGAGCAGAGGCAGCCGGATGCCCCGGAATACCTGAAGATGTCTAAGGCGGATGTCGTAAAGGCCGAACAGAAACGCAGGGAGAAAGCCGCTAAGGTAAAGGCTTTCGCAAAGCAATTAGACGAAGAAGAACAGGCGGCCGCTCCGAAACCCCCGACTCCGGAAAAAGGTAAAAAGGGAAAAAGCCAGAAGCCCGGCGAAAGAGTATAAAATAAAAAGAGACATGCCTATGGGATTTGGGTAATGGCATTACTTATTGTAAAAAATGCCACGGAGTTCTTAGCTACTCTGTAAAAATTTAGCTATGGTAATAAAAATTTTCTCAATTTTATATAAAAATTGTGGTCGTAAAACAATAGGAGAAATACAATGGCCGGATTGGAAAAGGAAATTGTCGAGAAAGAGTTAAAGGGTATGGTAACCAAGGCAAAGGAAGCTGTTATGTCTGAGCCGGAGAAGGCCAAAGCCAAAGAGGCTAAAACTGCCGCTGAGGCGGTTGCCAAGCGCGATGCCGAGATCCTGAGCTCTTCGGATGATGACTTAAAAGACCCGAAGAAGTTCACGGACGAGGAACGCGCAAAGAGGCCGGAGCTTGCCGAGAAACAGCGCAAGGACGCCGAGGAAGCCGAGAAAAATCTATCTGCCGATGAAAAGTTAAAACGCGTCAAGGATGCGTCCCAGAAGCGGATAGATGAACTTACCAATGACCTAAAGCAGGTTAAGGACAAGAGTTCAAAGGAAGCCGAGGACTTGCGCAAGAAAATCGAGGTCCTGGAGAAAGGAAAAGTTGAGCCGAAAAAGGACGATCTCACTTCTGAAATAACCAAAGAAGCAAACGAGAGGATTGTCAAATATATCGAAGAGGATAAAGACAAACCTCGCGAGCAGAGAAGAGAGATGTCCGAAGAGGAACTTGATGAATGGCAGTTAGAAGAGCCGGTAAAGTTCCAGAGATGGCTTAACCAGAACGAAACCCGCCGCGCTGTTGAAATACGGAAGATAGCGCAGGAGAAGGGAATCCAGAAGCTCTTCGATAAGCAGCATGAATCGGCCTTGCGGACTTACATCAAATACCCTGAACTCGACACGAGAGAACTTGAGAAAGAACTCATAGCGCAAGGGAAATCCAAAGAGGATATCTGGAATATCCTGATAGAAAAAAATGAGAAATTCAGGATAGCTTCAGAAATCCTTAAAGAACATCCGGACTGGCTCGGTTACGAGGATCTCCCTGAAAGGGTAGTCGCTGAAATGGAAAAAAGGATAGCAAATCCTCCATCAGATAAGGCGAGCAATGAAGCCCTTTTAGAGAAGATAGAAGCCCTTGAAGCTAAAATCGCGCGGATTGAAAGCGGTGATGAGGGAATTACATCGACAATCACTGGAAACGAGAGAAAAGTCGCGGCCTCTGAAGCCGAGAAGGAAATGGTCCAGGCGATGAGGGATATGAAAGCCACTCAAGCAATGATCGATTCGGCCGTTAAGAAGTTTAGGGCAAAGAGGGGGATAAGTGCCTAACTCCGAACCCGGTAATAAGCTTGTGACATATATCTGCGGCAGATGTGAGGGTAAGATTTATTATGTCCAGGATAATGGACGCCCTCCTATTTGCCCGGAATGTGATTACGAGCACGGGACAAGGGATTCGCACGATATCCCCGTTGAAGTTAAATTGAACCTTAACGAACTAGGAGGTTAAAATGGGAAAAAGCAGGTATCACGCTAACGGGTTCATCCCCGTGAACTTTCCGCCTGCCCGCAGATACATGCCCGCTGCTATCGTAAACATCGTAAAAGGCGATGTTTTACACGATAATGGCGCCGGTTTTGCGACTAACGCTACGGTAGCTTTTGCAGCTACATGCTTAGGCGTTGCGGCGGCGGATTGTGACAATTCGGGTGGAGCCGCAGGCGATCTGAACGTCGAATATTATCCGTTGGACACCAATACCCAATACATAGTACCTGTTGCTCAAACAGCTTTGATAACGACTACTGCAAGGGGTTCTATGGTTGATTTGGAGAACAACGATGATATCGACCTCAGCGATACGGTAACGGAAGGTATAGGGTTTTTGATCGATGAAATAGACGCGAGCGCTGACGCGATTTTAGGCAATGCGTTCGGCTATGCAATCGGTCACTTCGTCATAACCGGAACACAGGCGCCGTAAAATAAAGAAAGGGTAAAAAATGACAAGACAAGAATTACTCGACGCCTTTACGCCGATATATGATGAGTTTAGGATAATGAAATTCGCGGAAGCGAACCATTCATATCCGAAGCTCTTCGACGTAATAGACGACCCGACGAAGGACTGGAAGTTCAATGCCATGTCCGGACTCGGCGCATGGGAAGCGGTTGACGAGGATACCGATGACGGCCTCGATAACTTCGAGATTGGCTACGAAGGCACGTTCTCTTTAGGAAAGTACCGTAAGTATTTTTACGTGTCTTTCGAGGTGAATGAGCAGATCGAATATGCCTCGTTGAAGTCAAAGTCGTTCAAGGCAGAAGCTTTGGGCGCCGGCGGAAGAAGCCGTTGCGAACGTTCATCGTTGGCAAAACTCCCTGGCGGCTTTACTACCGCAGGTGCGGATGCTGTTATGATATTCAGCAATTCACATCCGAAGAACCCGACCGAGACAGGTATACTCTATGACAACCTGCTTGCCGGTCCTTTAAGCCATGACAACCTGGAGGCCGCGGAAAAGCAGATAGCCCATAATCATTTTGATATGGACGGGGAACCCATACAACTTGATGAAAAGCCGTATCTTGTATATGCTCCATCGAATAACGGAACGGCGATGAGGTTATTGAGCGATAGGGCAAACGACAATATGCCCAACCAGGAAAAGTACGGCATCAACATCTATGCTGGAAAGTATACCCCGTTAGAGTCGGTATTTATTTCCGCCGCTCCCGGTATGGGCGGATCTGATACGGCGTGGTATATCGTCTATCCTGGGATGGAGAACCTGAAGTTCATCTGGGGCGGAAGGCCGACTTTCGCTTCGTGGATAGACAACAAATACCATCGGTATTATTTTGATGGTTGGATGTGGTTCTCGTGCGGCATAGTCGATTGGCGCGGGTTGTTTGGAAGCACCGGACTTTAACCGAAAGGAGACAGAAAACATGAGAAAGTTACTCGTAGTTCTTATGGCTCTGGCCCTTTTGGTCGGAGTCAATACTGCATTCGCGGCCGCTAATATAGAGTCAGAAGCCGGTGGTTCTGGCGTGGGGACATTAAGGTCGTATACCTGTATAAACACGGATTCAATAGGTTACGACACAACCAATATCTCAACTTCTACCATAATCCCGGGGAAGACGCAGATAATTGGTTATAGGGCAACTGTCCTTAGCGTCGGTACCGACGGGACTTTCAGTATCAGAGATGCGTCTTCGTCCACTACTAATACGGACATCTACATCATCAATGAGGCTGAAGCGACCACTATTCTTGCTGCAGGAGAGTTATTCCCGGCTGGCGTTGAAATACAGCGCGGGATAACAATCATGCAGGGCCCGAGAACGGCAGTAACCGTTTATTACATTCAGAGACTACCGTAGAGATGAATGGCAAGAGCTGGTTGGGCGCCGTAAAAAGCGCCCAGCCCTCTATTTTTGATTTGTCCATAGCCGGGATGTTTGGAATTGTCTTCTTCAAAGGACAATTCCAGCAGGGAATGTTTTTTGTTTTCTATTCTATTTTCCTCGCATGCCTTACCTTTTTTATGAAGCCGAAGCGTGAATATCTTTCCTATCCCCTTGCCCTGTTAATCTTGTGGTCTTTTGCTATGATTTTTGTTCACAATAAAATTAAAATAGTCGAGGACTCATTCATAAATAACTGGTTGAATCTTTCAATAATGTTCGAGGGGTTTATCTATATCCTTTTCGGGGCTTTGCTGTTAAGGAATATCATCATCTATTCCAAAAATCTCAAATTCGCATTCTTTATCCTTCCGGTTTTTCTCGTCCCGTTATTTAAAGCCCATGTATCCGGTGGAAGGATGACGATACCCATAGCTTTGATGATAAGTGTAATTATCTACCTGTTCTTAAAAAGGAAAATAATCCAGGCGCTTATATTAAGCTCCATATCTTTTATCGGCGCCTTAATCTTATGGAAATGGATCGCTTTTAAATTTGCTTGCCGCCCGTATATCTGGATAGAACTTTCAAGACAGATACAGGAACATCCGTTTATAGGGACGGGTTTTGATCACACGTTAAAGCCGGATAATATGACCTGGGTTCGCCAGATAGGAGATGTAGTCTATGGTTGGGTTTATAGGCATAATGATTATTTGAGTTTAGCGGCCTATTTAGGGGTGATTGTCCTTATATTTTTAGTGTGGTTTACCATTGAATCAATACTTAAAATAGGCAACACGATTTATCTTATACTGTTTTTGACGATAGCCTTGACCGCATTTTTCCAGTTAACTTTTTTCGAGCCGGACAAGGCGGCGATATGTTTGGTCTTAATGGGCGCGTGTATAAAGGAAACCTATAAGGGTGAGGAAAATGCCATATCAAAAAGGGCATGAATCTTACTATAAAGGAAAGTTTAGGGAACAATCATCTAATTGGAAAGGTGGTTTATGGTTTAATAAAAATTACAGAAATATGAAATTACGTGAATGGCGCCATAAAAAAGGTATAAGCAAAAAATATCTTCCAGAATATTTAGCACAAATTACAATAGGAGAATCTGAATTAAAGGAACATAAAAAAATATGCCAGAAACGCTGGAAACAATCACCGGCAGGTAAACTTAGTGAGAAGAGGCATAACTTAATTCACAGAACAAGGACAAGAGATTTGACTGTTGAGATTATCCAGCAAGTCTATGAGGACAACATTAAGAAATGCGGAACTTTGACTTGTTATCTTTGTGAGAAACCCATACTTTTCGGCGAAGATCATCTTGAACATAAAACACCACTTTCAAGAGGAGGAACAAATGAGCGTGATAATTTAGACGTGTCTTGCGAGTTTTGTAATCGTAGTAAACATGATAAAACAGAGGAAGAATACAGAACTTACAAAATGGAGGTTTTGAAAAAATGAAAAAAGTATTGTTAATTGCAGTAGTTTTATTATTTATTTCCGGCCTGGTCTTTGCAGAGGGCGATACGCACGCGAAATACGTGTATGAATTCCGGATAGAAAACATATCCGGGATAAACCTGACTACCGTCATTCCCATCACATCTATAAGGCCGGAGGTAGACAAACTTGTAGGATACAGAGTATTGACGAATTATAAAGTCAGGGGTTCTACCGGTGGAGCAACCGAGAACTATTGCGGCCTTTACGACGGGACAGATAAAACTTTATCCGGTGAATGTTTCGGAGAATCCGAATCTGTAAACGGCGGGACAGAGGGCGAAGTGTGGTTAATTCCTAAAAAAATCCTCACGGGCGTTGTAGTTCAGCAGGGAGCAAGGACAACCGTTATAGTTTATTTTACGAGGGAATAATTTTATGCCCGAAACAGGCTTAAAGTCCGACATAACTTTTTCGCAGGATCTGTCATTAGGGGCGTTATCTTCTACGACGTCGATTGGCAGGAGATTCAAGCTCGTGGAGATAAGTTTCAAATTTTCCGCCAATGTTACCGAGACCATAACGATAACGCGCGACTCGAAACAGGGCGCGAATTACGATGTTATCCTTCAGAAGATAACGATTGTCGATGAATCGAGTTATATCTATGCCCCAAGAGACGGGATATTATTCCAGGATGACGATGAGATAAAGGTGCAATGCACGAATAGCGGCCTTGCGGGAATTTGTTATGGAATAATAAAGGCTAAGGAAGTCCTACAATAAAAGGAGATTGTGATGGCAAGCGAATATGAGAAAATAGACATCGAATTAAGGAAACTACGCAACCAGAAGTTTGACACCGAGAAAGAGGTAAGAGAATTATTTGGCGAGAAGATATCTATCTTAGACCAAATAGGCAATTACAAGAAGGATATTCCTAAACTCGCCGAGCAAGTCAAGGAACTCCAAGGCCAGATACTGACCGCAAATGGCAAGTTAAAAGATACCCAGCGGAAGACGGATGAGGAGATAGCGAAATCCAAAGGCGAACAGGCCATAAATGAGGGAATACTCGCAAAAATAGAAAAGGAGTCAAAAGGCCTCGATGCCAAAAAAACGCAAGATTTAGAGGCCGACAAACAACGCAAAATAAAAGAGGATAAATTAGTTTCAGGCAGCGCCAAGTTGGATCAGGAGAGAGCGGCCTTTGAGGATTCTAAAAAGGAATACGCAAAGAAGGAAAGGGAAATTGAGGCCATTAAGCAGAAAGAAACCGAAGCACTTGCCGGGATAGAAAAGAAATCCGTAGCTGCGGAGGAGACCTTAAACAAGGCCAAAGAAGTTAAAGCAAGGACAGAGGACAAAGAAACTGCGGCAGATAAGAAAACTCAGGAACTTAACCTTAGAGCCAGTACTCTTGTGATAGATAAAAAATCTAACGAGGATGAAAAGGCGAATATCGAGAAACAGAAAAAAGACCTTGTAGGCAAATTAGCCGAAGCCGAGTCTAAGTCCAATACTTATGATCGAATGATAGCCGACCTAAACAAGAAGAAAGATGAATTCGAGGTAAGGCGCCTTCGTGTGGAGAAGATCATAAAGGAAAAAGGCGTTAAAGAAGAACTCGCGCAACTGGAGAAGGAGCTCAAAGCATGAAACGGCTTATCTTAACTATTATTCTATTACTATTCCTATCGCCGTTAGTATTTGGCGACGTGAGCGATGGCGGGGAATTCAATGTTCCTTCTAAAGTGCCGGTGCTTACTTATCTTTCGGATAACCGGACTGGGATTTACCTTACGACTTATGTTTCCACTACAACTGTTGATCCTTCGACCTGTAAGATATTAGGTTTCGCGGTTTACCCGATCACGACCAACGGGGAGTTTGTTGCTACTTTATTTGACGCTACATCTTCTGCTATGCTTACGGATGCTAACTTCTTCGGTGAGTTAGAAACCTCCGATGAGAGTTTTGCGGGAATGTGGTATCCATATCCAAAAAAAGTGACTAATGGTCTTTGCATAGTACAAGGAGGCCAGACAAGAGTTGCTGTCTACTATACGAAATATTAAAGTCCTGCTTGCAACTATCTTATGCCTTACTATTGTGCCACAGGTATATCCAGGCGGATCTTGGTATGGCGGTGG